CATTGTTAATTACCCTTACCATTAGAGCCGCCATAAAAGAACGCAGCACAAGTACCCAAAATACCGCTTAACTGGCCTAGAACTAAGCTAATTATGGTTTCATCGTTCTGATCGTGCGGCATAATAGTTACAGCCATTACATAAGCTCCGTATAGGAGCAACGCTAATATACAAAACACTTTAGGGGTTATATCCCCTGAAAACTTAGATCTAGCATCCTTACGGTCTTCGACCTCAGTCTTAAACGACTCAAGGTCTATTTCCATCTCTTGGATGCGGTTCTTAAAGTCTTTATCGGCTTCTTTAAGTAATACCGCTTTTTCTGGCTCTCGCTCAATCAGATCCTCAATTTCATTAGCAGTAGCCTCCGGCATACCTAGCTTTTGAGCTGCCATTTTGACAGCCATCCCTGCCATTGGACCGCCAGCAGCACTAGCAATTGTCGGAGCAAGAGACTTTAGTAATCCACCTAATTTCATTTAAACAACAACACCAGTTGTATAATTAGTCTTAAATCAGCTATCGCTTTTACTCACGCCTTCGGCGTTTTCCTCCGCGACAATCTCATCGATCGTGTCACATACGTCAGGAACCACTACACCCGCTGTAGCCGATAAAGCAGATCTACCTACTGCCCTAATGCCTTTATAGAACTGACTACAATAGATCTCTTTATTATCTATAACGCCTTGCACCGATGTGCAGCTAGACAGGACCATAAATGACAATATAACGGCTAATTTCATTTGTTTTCCTCCTCAAGAAAACGAATTAACGATGCTTTGTATCCATCCATATAATGATCGGTTACGCGATCTTTTAGCCCGCCACGATCTGCTATTCGGAAACTCTTCTGGGGATTTATAAACGTACCGCCAGTATTGCTGAAATACAGCATGTCTTGAGACATTGAAGGTCCATAACAAAGCCTTGGGACTCGTGCCACCATGTCGCTGCCTTGTACACACGATATCTGCGTGTCTAATGTCATTGGGCGTTTAAATCCTTTGAAAAACACATTAGGTTTGCCAAAGGTTATTAAGTTTATATTGTCATGTTTACCGTTTAACTTAGCCGCAGATAATTCGGCTAACGCACCACCTAAACTATGCCCACAGATTAATGTGCGCTTTTTAGGATCTAAATGTTTCTTAATCTTGCCCCATATTGAGGCATGCTGCGCCACAAACCCGCCATGACATAATCTGCCAGCATATGGCACAGGTATTACAAACATATCAGTTAATATATCGTTAACTTTCTTTTGTGTTCCTCTAAATACAATAACGTCTATTGTTTTGCGCTTAACAACAAATGCGGTTGCGCCTGTCAGTTTGTTTTCGATCTTTATGGCATCTTTATTTTTGTCGTTGTATGCCTTTATTGACCAGCTACAAGCCATATTTAGCAAAACAGGATCTATCTTCATTTTTCTGCCTTGTTATCTAATTTTTTAAAGATCGCACCAAGCGTTTCTTTAATTTCTCGAATGTCTTCTCTGTAGTCATCCTTAGCAACGTACTTTTCAGGAATTGTTTTAAGTTCGTCGTTAATCTTGTCTAACGTAGCAAACGCCCTGTTAACCAGTACACCGCCTAAAAAACCAGCAACTGCTATAACTATGTTAAATAAGAGTTGGTATTCCATTACTCTGCGTATCCGATAATCAAAAATGCTGCGTACCAAATAAGACCAAAACCAAGCGCAGCACAACCTAGTACAAACGTGCCATCAATCATCATTTTACGTCTGGCTGCCCTAGCTTTAGCAATTTCCATTCTTCTTTCTCTTATGCGTTTTCTATCACGCATCATGTCCTTGTAATGCTGCTCGGACATATTCCACACGATCAGAGTGCGGAGTTGGTTTTCCATTTGCTCCATTTGATAGCGAGCATTCAAATTCTGTAAAGCTTCAGCCTCTGGGCTGTTACGCGAAAAATAATCACCGCTTTCCGCTTTTACTTCTGCTTCTTTAATGGCATCAGCGCAGTTAAAAAAGGTTTGGATCTTACCTACACACTGCTGAAAATCACCATTTGCTTCTGCTACCGCCTCACAGAACTGTACTGCTTTTCTGGCTCCGGCGATAAGCATTCCTATTTCTGCAACAGCCATTAATAAACCCTTACGCCGTCCTGGTTAGGATCTACTAAGATCGGTTTACAATAGGCTGTAATGTTTATCGATGTACTTGGAGATCCTCTGCGTCTTAGCTTTGCTGCAAATGCGTTACAGGTATCGATGTTGTAAAAACACATAGCCTCACGGCAAGAGTCGTTAGCTACCTCCACGCCTCCAATGGTCATTATTAATACAAAGACATGAACCATTCATACTACTCAGGCTCACTAGGCCAAGTAATTGTATTTGGGAATCCTTCCTGTGAAGGAATATCTCTCAATGCTTGGCGATAAGTTGCCCAAGCTGTGGTATCAACTGGCGAATCTGCTGCCTGAGTCCAATCTGTATTAGACAAAAGACTATCTCTTCTTGCTCTAGCATTAGATGCTTTTTCAGCGTCTGTAATAGTGTCAGCTGGAGCAGTAAATACACTGTTAGCATATGTCCAACCTATAGAGCCGTCTGTTGCTTTTACTAAGTTTGGTAAAAAGTCTAAAGAGTCTACTTCAATCGTGTTGACGACTATGCCATTTTCAATAACGTGTGCTTTCATTATGCATACTCCTCAACAATTACTATTCCGCTGCTACCATCACCGCCTGACCTGTTGGCAGAATTAGATGAACCACTACCTCCCCCGCCAGACCCGTATAAACCTGCATTGCCAGAAGCGCTACTAGTTGAAACGCCATTTTTGCCGCGACCACCCAGAGTAGACTGTCCGCCAGTGCCGCCATATGATTGAGTTGTTGACTCCACACCGCCGCCACCACCGCCGCCCTGTATATTTATATCACCAGAAGAACCGTTGCCTCCTGTGCCTCCAGTTGTACCAAAGACACTTCCTCCTTGACCTCCTGCGCCGCCACTTGCGGAACAGTGAGAGCCAAAAGAAGAAGAACCGCCAGAATTACCGCTCCCGCCCGAACCAGCGCTACCTGCTGAACCGATAGTGACTGTTTCTGAAGATATTGCAGATACGTCTATAAATTTAATGGACGTGCCACCGCCTCCACCGCCCGCAGCAGCCCCGTAACCTGTGCTAGCACCACCGCCACCGCCACCGCCGCCTACAACTGTCACTTTAACTTTGCTTATTCCAGATGGCTTAGTCCAAGTTCCAGATGATGTGAATACTTGCAGAGATTGAAGACCTCCACCCGCTGCGCCCCAAGACGCTGTTGAGCCGTCTGTGGTTAAAAATAATCCGTTATTTCCTGTTTGACTTGGCAGAGAATCAACACCAGTAAGACCAGAGCCGTCACCACTAAACGCAGTAGCAGTTACTGTTCCTGTAAACGTAGGAGAGGCATTGAGAGTTGCTTTTCCATCAAGCTGCGTCTGAGCATTTGATGAAAGAGTGTCTATATAGTTAATAGTAGCCGCGCTATCGGCTATGTCTCTTGATTTGCTCATCTCTATACCTCTGGCTCAGCAGGCCAAATAATCGTGTGTGGGAATCCTGCTTGTGAAGGAACATCCCGTAGTGCTTGTCGGTAGGTAGACCATTCAGTTGACATAGTAACGTCTGACATACCCATCCAATCTGTGTCTTTAAGTTTCTGGTCACGCTCAGATCTAACACGCTCCGCAGCTTCTGTATCTAATCTAGCCTGATAAGCAGCTTCATGTTCTGCCTTTGTGGTAGTAACGCCGTCTTCCTCAGTATCGGAAAACATATCCCGCTCTACCCACGCCTGCACCCAGTTGTTATTCGCGTCCTGTTCTGCGCCATTACGCACAACTACTTTGTAGTCGCCAGTAGTGTCTGGCTTGGGTGTTTCTAATACTGGGTCAATACCCAAAGTGTCATAGACGTTGCTATTCCACACCTTTGGCAAAGAAACATTTGGATTGAGTTTGCGGATTTCGCCTTGAGTTTTTAGCTCACCGCTTGAACGTACTCTAAATTCCATAAGTCACCTATGCTATTGCTAAAAAGATATATTCGCCTGAAGGATAGTTCATCCCATAAAGCCAATTTCCTGCCGTAGTAAGAGTAAATCCGCTAGATAAAGGGTCTATATAATCAGCATTTGTTGTTTCTGCTGCTGTAGAGTTTAATCTCAAAGTTGGGTCATTGCCTGCAACAATGCCTCTTTCGCTATCCCATACCCACCAATCTGAAGTGCTGTTAGTTCTTTTAATTAAAACAAATCTAGCACCTGACGAAAAACCGCAATCAATATCTAAAGAGTTACCTGTACCTGTGTAGCTGCCTACTTTGCTTACTCCTGCTAGTGTGGCGAAGAGGTAGGCTATGTAAGTCGCACCTGAATCATTTGCACCATTAAAACCTGCGCCAATCTTAAATGCTGTAGAAGATTGGTCAGAGCTTTTATAGAAAACATTGTTGCTTGCTTCAGCATCTGTTTCGCTTAACTGTAAGTTTTGAGCGTAAGTAGCATTATCTGTTAATCCATTAACCCATACCCACCAATTTCCTTCTGCACTACGTTTTTTGATTGCAATAAATTCAGGAACAACACTAAGATTATGAGTAATACTTCGTGGATTATTTCCATCACCAGAATAAGCCACCACATCAAAGAAGCCTGTGGCGCGTTTGAAGTTCCAACCGTAATATGAAGTAAACCCATTATGCGCCCCGCCAGAGTAGTCCCATTTAATAGCAGCACCAGTGCTTTCAGCATTTGTGCTAGATGTTTCCATAAAATTAGTCCCAGTTAATCTGGAAAAAATATATCTGAAACTTGCGGTTGTGCTAGGTACAGAAAACGTCATATCTGGATTAAATCCAGTTACAAAGTTTGGGTCTGTAGTAGTTGATTGTTGAACATCAAAAACCTCAGTCCCAGACTCAGGAGTCTTCATTGGGCGGCGAATTGCTATGTAGATGTAGGTTTCGCCAGAAGTATTAATTTGAGTTGAAACAGTTGAGCCAAGCGTAAATCCCGTTGGATTTATATTAAAATATTCGCTGTTGGGATATTCTGATGCTGTAGTATTTGCAAAAAGTCTTTGCCCATCACCATTTACAGCCCAACCTCTCATTATATCTAGCATATACCAGTTAGAAGTATTGCTTAGATTCTTCATCAACAGCCATTGCGGCTCCCATCCCAAATCTATTGTTGGGCTTCCTCCTGTGCCAGTACCGGTATAACTCCCACACTTAATAATAGCTTCATCTTGATTATCACCGAATGATTGATCGTCGTGGGCGAATACATAAGCGACATAAGTGTTACCGCTACCATTTATGTGAGCAAGATTAGCTGTACCAAGAGTAAAATATGAATCTGTTTGAGTTGAGTGAGCACCAAAACAATTATTGTTTGCTATCGCAGCACTGCTTTGTAAAACTAAATTTTTTGTTTGGTTTGGTGTTGTAGCTGTATTTTCTGGAGAGTCTCTGTGGTAGACCATCCAATAGCTATCTGTTGAGCTATTTGTTTTTTTGACAATTATAACGCCGGGAGAACTTCCAAGATTATGGGATATTTGCCTAGAACTTGTTCCATCACCTGTCCAAGTAACTACATCAAAGAAACCTGCTTGTTTGCGAAATGTCCAAGAAGCGTATGTATCATTATTTGCGTTGTAGTCAGTGGCTGTAGATAAAGAATAGCCGTCTGAATTGAACGATGTTAACCCGTTAACCTCATTATATTGCCCGTCAGTGGAGTTTGACATTAGTCTCAAGCGAACACCGCGTTCTGTATCAACTAAATTGTGGCTCCTAGGCTGATTTCTATTTTTCGTCCAAACCAACCCACCTTCACCATCTAAGTCTATGCCGTTGGTTATGGTTTGAGTTGCTCCAGTACCCGTATACACATAAGTAGAGAACACATCCTCTACATAGACGGATTCTCCACCTGCACCTGCCGCTGCTTGTATTAGCTTCTTACTCATTATGCGAGAGCCTGTCCTGCTGTGAAGCCGTACCAAGTTGTACCGCCGTCATGAGTTATGAATACAAAGTAATCAACTGCACTGGCTGTGGCTGTGAGTGTTGGTGCTGTAGCTGCGGGCCAATCAACAGATGCGGGCCAAGTGACTGTGTAACCTGAAGCACTGGCGTCTTGTACTAGCTTCAAGGTAAATGAAGAAGACTTACCACTAGACGCTGGGTTTGAAAAAGTAAATGTAGTGTTCTCAGTCAGTGTATGAGAGAAGTTCGTACCGTCTTGAAGGTTTACAGTCGTAGCATTAGAGCTTGAAGTAACCGCTGTGTACTCTTCTGATATACCATTATCAAAAGTCACTACACCGTTAGCATCTGCTGTGACGGTCTTGGACGCTTCTGTTAAGCCTAAAGTAGTAATGTCATTGTAGTTGACCTCGGCTGCTGTAGCCGTGAGTCCTAAATTAGTAAGCGCAGTAGCAGCACTGCCTAAATCACTTAAATTATTAGTTACCTGAGCAAACTTAGCGTCAGCAGCAGCTTGGGTGTAAGTATTGGCTACGTTAAATGCGCCGTAGGCTACAATGTCTACAATATCGCCAGTAGTAGCACCTGTAGTTAGTACAATATTTGTGCCAGAGGTAGCAGTAAAGTCAGTGCTTACTAACAGCTTTACACCGTTTAGGTAGACATCTACAAAACCAACATCGTAAGTAATGGCGAATGTGGTTTGTCCAGAGGTAGCTGTATAAGTCTGTCGTGAGCTTGTGCCATTAACAGCAGAGCCAGCAGCAGTCCATCCCGTGCCTGTATAAACACGCATTTCTTCCGCTGTGGTATCCCAATATAAAGCACCAGTTAATAGAGCATCACCATCATTGTCTACACTAGGTGAGCTAGATTTACTACCTAGATAACGGTCATCAAAAGAATCATAACTTGCAGCCGCAGATGTAGCAGAAGTTGCAGCATTGCTTTCAGAAGTCGCTGCATTTGAAGCTGAAGTTGCAGCATTTGATTCAGAGGTTGCCGCAGCCGCAGCACTTGCAGCAGCAGAAGTAGCACTACCTAATATTCCGTCAACATAACCTTTTCTGGTTAATTCATCATTGGTAGTAGGCGTTGCGGTAGATGTAATTGAGTTAGATCCTAGCGCAATGTTTCCGGTCATTGTGCCGCCGGACAGATCTAGTTTTGTGTCTAACTGGCCCTTATTAACTGCATCACCACTAGCAGCACCATCAGTAAGACCTGTTATTTTGTTTGACCCCATAGCGATCGCGCCAGACATTGTGCCGCCTGCTAATGGCAGTTTAGTCGCTATAGAGTTGGTAATCGTTGTGTTAAACGCTGCATCGTCATTTAACGCAGCCGCTAACTCATTAAGTGTGTCCAGGGCAGCAGGCGCACCACCAATAAGATTTGATATTTCTGTATCGACGTACCCTTTAGTCGCGGCGTCCGTAGAAGAAACAGGTGAGCCAAGATCTGTAAGAACCGCAGTATTAAAGTCTACTGTTCCGTTAATTACGAGATCGTTAAGAGTTGTTGTGCCGCTTGAGGCTGTTACATTACCAGTGACATCACCCGTAATATTTCCAGTTACGTTTCCGGTCAGGTTGCCGGTTACATTACCAGTTAATGCACCGGAAAAATTAGTATTAGCGGTAATTAAAGTTCCTGTGATTGCTTGTGGAGTAGATCCACCAACCACCATTCCATTTATCGTGCCTCCAGTGAAAGTTGCGTTAGAAGACAATAGTGCAGTATTTGCAGTAACAGTTCCGCTAGCTGTGATAGCACCAGTGGTAACTGAGCTAGGATTTGTTCCAATCTCAATAATGGTTGCACCGCTATCCTCCGTAAATAACCTTTTATCTGCGGTATTTACAGCAAGCTCACCCTGTACCAAGTCCGTAGCTAATGGTACGGCTGAAGCAGTAGAGGAAAACTTAGTAATAATCGTAGTAGCCATCTATTTCACCACTTAACTTTGTTTGCCCAGTAAGCGGCTGAACACTTACCTTTTGCAATATTCTTGGCATGACGCGCTTTAAAAGACTTTCTTCTAGCCTTTTCTGCTGCGGTTTTGGGATTTTTGCCTGCGCCTTTAACGCCTTGCTGACCAAAGCGAATAGTTTTTACAGATCCATCAGCGCATTTAGCCACGACAACGTGGCTTTTAGTAGGGTGATTGGGAGTCCTCTTAGGCTTGTTATAGCCAGAGACTCCAACCCTTGCTAATCGGGGGTCTTTTTTAGGCATGAGATAAGAAGAGAGGGGGCAAAGCCCCCTCCCTATGCCTCATCTTATACGTCAGGTACGCAAAGAATAAAGCCACCCTCTGGACGGTATGCCTGAACGCCATAAAGCGTGTCAGCAGTGTACAGAGTTGACAAGTATTCTTGCTTGTACTGAGTCTGAGATCGGACGCTCATTTGCTCTGCAAGCATTAGGGCGTCTTTGTGGATTAAGTAAGCACCACGGATATCCGCAGTTCCACCAGTAGCAGTATTGCTAGTGGCATCCTCGATCAATGGGCAGTTAGAAGAAACGTAAATGTCGATTCCATAAACAGAGCCAATCAGTCCAGACTGAACAGTAGCACCATCACGGAAGTCAGCAGATACATAACGCTCTGTACCCATAATTGCTGATCTCAGTGTAGGAGGAATAACAAATGCGCGATCCGTCATTGGAACGTCATTGTCATCCATACGCTTGATCAACGCACGGAAGCCAGCATCAGTAAATACGTCAGCAGGCAAAACAGTGTCGTCAGTGTAGGCGGTCAGACCATTAGATGCGTCAACAAAGAATGTGTTCGCACCTTCCCATGCAGTACCAGTACAAGTACCAGATACAGGAACGGTCATATCAAGAGTACCGCTACCAAAACCAGTA